TAAGATTGAAATTTGTTTATGGAAGGGGATACCCCAACCATTAGGCGAATTAGAAGCAAGAGTAAATCTTATTGGAACAATCAAACCAAGGCTATTGAAAAAAATTGAACAGCGTTTGAATGATCAAAGACAAGACGAAGAATGGCTACACAGTCACCCTTTGTTTGGTATTCATTCAACAGCGTTTCCTTGCTTGATCCAGCAAAACAGACAGAATTTGGCCCGTGTAAGGGCACAAATGATAAATAATAACATACTGCAATAGTGCAGGGGGGCAACTCAACCAATTATAAAGAGGTAAGAAAATGGACGCGGAAAATACAGCGGTTAATGTAAATGAGACAACTGCATCTCAACCAGAAGTAAAAGAGCAGGTAGCAACACAGGAAACTGTTAAGGAAAATACACTTTCACAAGACGAAGTAAATCGTATCGTTGCGGAGAGAGTGGCAAGAGAAAAGGCAAAGTTTGAAAAGAAATATTCAAATGTTGACTTGGATCTTTATAATCAATTAGTAGAAGAAAAAGAAACACTACGCCAAGAAGAAATGAAAAAGCGTGGTGAGTTTGAAGATCTACTCAAAACGCAGGCGGAGAAATTCAACAGCAAAATTGAGCAGTATCAAAACGAACTTACTTCTATCAAAGTTGACGGTGCATTATTAAATGCGGCAAGTTCTAATAGAGCGGTTAATCCACAACAAGTGGTGCAACTACTTAAAGGACAAGTCAAACTTAATGAAGCAGGTAGCGTTGATGTAATTGATGCAAACGGACAAGTAAGATATGACGACAATGGCAAGCCATTGCAAGTGTCAAACTTGGTAAATGATTTCCTTACAGCAAACCCACACTTCGTTAGTGCTGGACCAAATGGATCTGGAACTGGACAAGGTGCAGGTAAGCAAAATCCTGTGGTAGACAGCGATGTTTCGAAATTAAACATGAACAACCCAGAACATCGTGCTCGTTATAAAGATATAATGAGAGCAAAGGGAGTTCGACTATAAATGCTATCTAATCAAGGAGACTAACAATGGCAAACGAAGCAACAAGTAGCGTATTATCAGAATTATACGCAAATATTGTCCAGTCAGCACTATACACTCTGAATGAGCAGACAATCATCCGTCCACTTATCAGACAATATGACATGACTGGCACACCTGGCTTAACAGCACAGGTTCCAATCTATCCGGCATTATCAGCGGCAGGCGTTGCTGATGGAACGGATTTAGCGAACACAGCGTTCAACACAACTTCAAAAGAAATCACTGCATCAGAAATTGGTGTAATGGTTGAACTTACAGACTTAGCGGCTGAAAGTGCAAATGAAGATGTAGCGGCGGCTGTTGGTAGACAAATCGGCGCGGCAATGGCTGAAAAAGTTGATCAGGACTTAGCAGGATTATTTTCTGGGTTCTCAAACACAGTAAATAAAACTCAAGCGGCTGTAACTGTTCAAGACATTTTCAAAGCGGCGGCAATCTTGAAAAACAACAAAGCGGACCAAAACGGTGCGTTTGCTTGTGTATTACACCCATACCAAGCATATGATCTAAAAAATCAATTAACTAACAACGGTGCTACTATGTCACACGCTTTAAGTGATGTGGGTAACTCTGCGTTATTAAATGGTTTCATCGGTCGTATCGCTGGTGTAGACATCTTTGAATCAACTGTTGTAACAGGCGGTGACTCAGCAGGTTCTTACTACGGTGCTGTAATGACTCAAGATGCTTTAGGCATGATGCTTAAACGCTCAATGAGAATTGAAACTGAAAGAAATGCATCAAAACGCTCACTCGAAATAATTGGATCGATGGCGTATGGCGTATCTGAGTTATTTGACCAATACGGCGTTGCTATTATTTCAGACGCAAACCTATAATTTCTAAGTAATTAGGAATGTTTGAAAAGGGCCTTCGGGCCCTTTTCTTATATGTGCTTCTTATACTGCCATTTAGCCAGCAAATCAAGTAGGATATTTGTCAAAGTGCTAAATACATTTACAAACAATTTAGCGGTATAGGAAGGACCTATAGCGTATTACGAGGACAGTATCCTATGGCAACATTAGCAACCATTTCTGACATACAGGAATTCGAACCAGACATTTTAGATTTTGGTATTCCTGATTTTGATGCAGAAATCATCAAAGCACAAAACGATGTATTTCGCGATTTGAGAATCCGTTGGTGGCCCGCTTATCACATTGGGTTATACGACATTTCCAGATTGAATACAGGACAATCAGAACCTGACGAAGATCTATACACAGCAAGTCAATTGACTCGTGCTTGTGTATATAACGCATTAGGTTTTCATGTTTACCCTAAACTCGCTAAATTTGAACCAGACCAAGATTTATTTGAACGCAAAATGGAATTCTATAGAAAAGAATATGAGCGTGAATTAGATTTGGTTTTGAGAGATGGTGTAGAATATGATGCAGATAGTTCTGGAACAGTTGATACTTCCGAAAAAGAACCTACTCATTACCTACGCCTAAAAAGGTAGTAAGGTATGTCAAACAGAGAATTAGCAGTAACAAATATCATTGAGGTATTGAAGGACATGACTCCTCCAAGACCTGTGTTTGTATCTCGCGAACCATTTGACTTAGACAAATTAGCATTAACACAATTCCCCGCACTATTGGTAACCGCTGGCAATGAAACACGCGAGGACCAAGCAATGGGCGGATATAGACGCGGCATTATTGAAGTAAACATTAGAGGATTCGTCCGTTCAGACGGCAGACAAGGCTTTGTGCAATCTGTCGATGAAAAGAGAAACAACTTAATTGAACGAATTGAAGAAGCACTAAACACTACCCGCAACAGGGAGTTAGCAACTGCAAGAGCGGCAACAACACATATTACTTCTATTGAAGTAGTTGATAGAACTCCGCCGTTGGGCGAATTTAACATGATTGCGGAAGTGCATTATTCATTCACTAAAGGAGCAGTATAATGGCTGTAACAAAATATACAAAAATGATTGACAATAACGGCGAAATTCAAAGTGTTGAAGAAGGCCGTGTTAAACGATTTCTTGATGAGGGTTGGACAATACAAGGCGACCAACCTAAATCAGAAAAAAAAGTTACGAAGAGCAAAAGCAGTAAGAATAAAATTAGTGCCGATGCCCAAGTAACTTCAAAAGCATCCGAAGAAGAAGTAAAAAGTGCTGAACCAACACCAGAGGAATTGGAAACAGTTCCTTGTATCTCATGTGGAAGCGATGAGCATTCATATAAAGATTGTGTTGAGGATAACTGGACTTTTTCAGAAGATGATTTCGAAACTGCCAACAAGGAGAACTAAACTATGGCTACATTTACCGGAGAAAATGGTAAGGTTGAAGTAACTGCTGAAGATTCAGTGGGAACTGTTACCGTTGCTGAAGTGCGTTCATGGACAGTAGAACATACAAAAGATGTTATTGAAGATACTGTAATGGGCGACGCGGCAAGAACATATAAAAGTGGATTGCATCAATTCACGGGATCAATGGAAGTAGTGTATGACTCAACTCATACTTCTGCTACAAACGCCTTTGATCCAGCACAAGATGGGGCTCTAACTGTAGAGTTTTATCCAGATGCATCAACAGGCGAAAAGTTTTCAGGAAGCGTTATTGTTACTTCTGTATCAAGAACATCTTCATTTGATGACTTAGTAACTGCGACTGTCAACTTCCAAGGAAGTGGCGCTTTAACTATCGGATCTGTATAAGGACCGTTATGTTAAAGATTAGTGTAAAAAACACTAATAGGGTTATGCGGCATCTTGAACGAGAAAAAGAAGCATTGCATAACCAGATTGCTCAGGATATATTGGAGATTGCAAGATCCAAGACTCCAATAGACAAGGGACAAGCAAGGCGCGGTTGGCGATTAGAAAACTCTCTTAGAGAGAAACGAATTGTTAACCGTGTTCCTTACATTGATGAACTTGAGAATGGGCATTCAAAAAAACAAGCACCTAATGGTATACTTGGACCAACTATTAGGGAGATAACCAAAAGGAGTTATAAATGAGCGTTTTAGAAAATGTAAAATTGCACTATAAGAGTAAACTATCTGGTGAATTACAGAAGATGTCTGTTCCAGAATGGAAAACAGATATCTATTTCAAATCGGCACATCCGTTTGCAATAGAGTCTAAAATTATTGAGTTACAACAAGCAGGTAAAACTGTTGAAGCATTGGTAGAGTCTATCATCCTTAAAGCATTGGATCCAGAAGGCAAACCAGTGTTTAATAAGTTTGACAAGGTGACGCTGATGAATGAAGCAGATCCAAATGTGCTGATGAGAGTAGCCGCCGTTCTTAATTCAACAGTTAGCGAATATGAGACTGTAGAAAAAAACTAAGAGAGGACACTGAACTTCAGTTAATTGTAAAGATTGCTAAAGAGTTGGGTAAAAGCATAACAGAAGTTATGCAATTCAGTGTCCTGGAAATAAACATTTGGGCCGCATGGTTCAAATTGGAAACGGAGGCTATAAAGAAAGCACATGGCAACAACACAACAAATACAAATCGTAGCCGTTGATAAAACGGCAAGAGTATTAGGAAATGTAAGCAATCGCCTAAAAGGCATTGGCAATAGCGTCAATCGCCTTGAGTCAGGATTTGGTGGTTTACAGACTAAGATACTTGCTGTGGGTTCTGCACTTGGTGCCGCATTTGGTATTAAGAAAATATTAGCAGTATCAAGCGAAGTTGAACAACTTGGTTTGCGTTTCCAATTCTTATTTGGATCAGTTGAAGAGGGCAACAAGGCATTTGATACCTTACTTGACTATGCTTCTAAAGTTCCGTTTACATTGCAACAGATACAACAGGGTGCAGGAAACCTTGCTGTTATTTCAGACAATGCAGAAGAACTTGGTAAGAACTTAGAACTTGTAGGTAATGTCGCGGCTGTAACTGGACTTGATTTCAAAACAGTTTCTGAACAGATACAGAGATCATTTAGTGGTGGTATAGCGGCGGCTGAAATCTTCCGTGAAAGAGGCGTGAGGGCTTTGCTTGGTTTCTCTAATGGTGCTAAGGTAAGTGCCGCAGAAACAGAAGAAAGATTCAACGAAGTGTTCGGACCCAACGGACCATTTGGCAATGCGGCGAATGTGTTAGCAAATACCTATGAAGGTGTCTTGAGTATGATTCAAGATAAAATCTTCAAGTTTACACTTGCATTGGGTAGACAAGGTGGATTATTTGATTTTGCCAAAGGTATACTTGGTGCTATTGATCAAACTCTAAATGAATCATTTGGATCAATTGAAGAATTTGCGGCTAATGTTGGACAAAAACTAATTGAAGTCACAAAGAATATTGCTATTGGAACTGCACAATTATTAGACACACTTAAACCAGTATTCAACTTTATTGCTAAAGGTGTAAACAATCTTATTGACTTTGCAAATATGCTACCATAGGGTATCAAAGCA